AATACTTCTTGGTTGGTATTTACCATCCAGCCATGTTTGGCGTTTTTGTCTATCAGCAGGACCATTACCTGTTACATCTCCTCTCATCCATGCCCATGAGGCCATACTAACTAAAGCAGCACCCATACCTAAACGACCAGTCTGCAACGCCTTAGCATTGATTAATTCTTCTGGTGTTGTGATACCATACTGTCTTACATTATCTAAATTATCAACAGTAGCAAAAGCTATATCATTAAACTCTTTAACTAAGAAGTTAAAACCAGGTGTATGTTTTGCTGTTAAAGCAAGACCATTAACACCAGTTCGTGCGAAAAGAAAGAAAGGCTTAGCCCATGGGTTAGCAGTAAATACATCATTCAATCCTTTAGCAAATCCAGTTAGTTCTTGAGTTAGTGTAACTTCTTTACGTGCATACTTAGTTGCTTCATCTATTATATTACCATCTCCATCCCAAATTTGTTCATAGAAATCTTGTTCATAGGCTTGCATTAGTTCTTTATTTATCTCAGGAGTTCTACCACCTGCAGCTTGTATATCAAGAACTTGACGCATAGCTTTTTCTCTAGCTTTAGCTCTACCTAAGATATACCCAAAGGCATCGTCAGTAGCAGCCATGAGCTTAGTAGAGTAGGTAAGGAATCTATTGTTATTCATATTCCTAGCCATATTTGCCATAGCAAATGCAGCCTTATCACCATCTGTAGCTCTACCAGAGTCTTCAGCCCAACGTCTTAATACTTCCCAGTTATCATCATTCCTAGTATATTCAGTATATCTAGTTTTTATACTAGACACATCACCACTCCAATAGGAGTTAAGTTTAGTTTTAAATAATTCAAAGGCTTCAGGAACAGCTTCCATCATTGCATTCATTGATGAAAGACCTGCTCTAATTGTAGTACTATCACCAGTCCAAGGATACCTCATAGTGGCTCCTAGAGTGGTTGCCATAGGTCTAAGGAAGGTAGCAGTACTTGTACCCATAATAGCTCTTCCAGGGGTCTTGGGACCGCTTAGAATACTATGTACGAATACACCTTCAAGTTCTCTAATTAATGCACCAGTTCTATCTGGACCTTTAGGATCTATCTTACCACCTTTAATCATCTTCCTAGCCCAGTTATCAAAGTCATCTAAGCTATTAACTGTTTTCATGGATGAGAATGTTTCAAATAAAGCATTCATCATATTAGTATCTGGATCATCTTTAGCAATCTTTAAGATTGACATAATAGATTCTCTAGTATCTACCATTTCTTCAGATAACTTAGCTTCAACAAATGGTCTTTGTTTACCAGCACCTATCTCTCTAAAGTTTTGTGATTTAATAATTCTAGCTCTCTTAACTTCTGTAAGAGCTGTTATCATAGTATCTACAACTTGTGCTGCAGGACCATCTATATCTCCTAGATCAACTAAATCTGCTATCTCTCTACCAGAAATACCTACGTCTCTAATTTGATGTAAGAGAGAACCTATTACTAAATCAGCTACAACTATATTCTTACTAGTAAATGTTTCTAGTTTATCTATTACTTTACCAGAGGAATCAGTTATATCATACTTATCAGTAGACTTAAATAACTCTTCTAAATATTCAGAAGCAGGTAATTCAGCTGCATTTCTACCTTCTGTAATTCTTTGATAAGCTTGGATTGAGTCACCAAATACTTCAGCTAAAGTCTGTCTACCTTCTTTTACTTCTCTTATAATAGCTTTATACTTATCATTACTATATAGTTTTCTAAGTATACCATCTACCATAGCTTCACTGATATCACCTTCTCTAGCTATACGTTCTCTCATTACAGGAGTACTTACTGAGCCTGTTGAGCCTTCTTCAGCTCCCCATTCCTTTCTTATCCTTTGTTGAGTCTCCAATGCTTCCATTGGGCTTTGTTCAGATATATGAGCACCTTGATGTGGTTCAGCTATTGGTCTATTCTTATCAGCTCTAAATTCACCTTCAGCTTTTCTAAGCTGTCGTAAACCAGCTTCTATAGTAGCATCTTCTATATTTTTATTTCTAGCTTTAGCTGCATTTATAACTTTTTTAGAACCTTTACCTAAAAGTATAGAAGCACCATCAAAGACCATACCTATACCTATACCTTCGACAACGTTCTTAAACTTCATCATTATAGGATGGTCAGTATCTTTAGTACTGAGAGGTGTATCTATAAAACCATAATGATCTCTTAGTGCTCCTAAAGCATTGTGTCCATCAGACTCCTTAGAGACAACATCAGACGCAGCACCTATAGCACCAGCTCTTAGTAAACCAGAACCTATTGTTTTACCACCTAAAGCAGCTATACTTATACCTGTTCTAGCAGCTGTTACTTTAGCTGCAGGTACGATAGCAGCAGCCATGGAACCGAAGTGGACAACTCCTCTTAGAAGTTTACCCCACCATGTTTTTGTTTCAATTGGATTTTCGTAATTAGTAAAAGGATGCCAATCAGGTCTATAATAACCTTTCTCTTTTCTTTCCTTAGCCATTTCTCCAGAGAGTGCATCAACTGTACGCTCTGGAAAAGTAGCTATAGAGGAGGCAGTATCTTGTAAACCACCTGATAAAATTGATTGACCTTCTTTTGCTAATGCCTTAATACCCCAATTCTCTTGATTACGTGGATCATCTTGCTCGGCCTTAGCCTGAGTCTCAGCAGCTTGATTCTGCTGTTGAAACTGATTTTCAGCTTCATATTGTTTTTTTACTGTATCAATGTATTGTAGAGTTTCATCTGCTGATTCTCTTAAAGCATCTACATCAATTTGAGTAGGATCTATTGGCATTTGTTTACATTATTGTAGTGTCTGCTGAACCATCTCCGTAGCGACAGCTGGCAGCAAGTTTTCTAATTGAAGGTATGGTGGTAAGTCTCCAACTATTCTTAAGAATGCTTCTCTATCTTTTCTATTAATATTTACTAGTCTTCTATACTGTGCATCTACAGTCATATACTGTTGAGACTGCTGAGTTTTCTGTCTTAATCTAGCTAGTACTAGTAAATCTTGAGTTTCTTTATCAAACTTATCAGTTAAGTCTACAGGATTATTTAATATAATCTCTCTAAGACCATCAGCTGATATACCATATACACCGAAACTATCATGACCTGTATTGAGTAAACCTATAACTTCATCAATTGTATGTTCAGATAAAGGTTTTTCTAATTCAACAGGTTCACCGTCTCTAGTTATATAATCATAACCATCACCATCTTTAGCTGCTGGCTCTTGTATTGTTTCTAACATCCAACCAATATCAGATTGTTCTTGAGTTAGTTGATAAGTAGAAGCTGGTGCTCCAAATCTTATCTTTTGTAATTCTTTAGCTTTTAATTTAGTAGTTTCTGGGATGACAGCTTCTCCATCTTTTATCCAACCTACTGATTTTAATCTATGTTCAGCAAGTACTTTCCCATTCATTTTTAATTCAGGGAATTTATAATAAAAGTGTGGAGTTATAGAGCCAGCGGATCCATTATATGCTTTAGCTGCTTGAACTAAATAAGGTTCTTCACCAGGCCAAACTTTATCACTATTAACTAAAGTAGGATCTGCTGCTATAGCTAATTTAGTTTTAACTACAGTATTTAACATCTGTGTATTTTCTGGTACTTCTTGTAGTTTACCTAAATCTACTTTACCATCTAAATCTTGTTGTAATAGATTGTTAACAGCTACTCTACCTGCGTATGTAGCTGCAGCATGGTCACCACTTTCACTCATTATTTTATCATAAGCAGTAGCATACTCAGTATTTATACGTTCACGAGTATGATGCCATGATGTATCACGACCAGGATCTCCAAGTTTATTATCGAAATGCGTATCAGTAGCTCTATCTAACCATTTCTGTCTATCATCTTTACCGCCTCCAGACTGGCCTATCAGTTTCCTCCATGCAATTCTTTTGTCAGGACTTTGGAAACTTCTTATATCTTTCTCAGTTACACTATTAGGATTTCTAGAAAATCTTGCTTTTAAAACTGTTTCTAAGTCAACATCATCCTGAAAACCAGCGTACTGATAACTTTTTAATGACTCTGGTATCTCCTCTAATGTAGCACCTGTTTGTTTTCTAACAGTAGCTATAGCTTCTTGTACTCTTTGTGCTGTAACTGGACCTTCAGAATCTAATTTCTCAATTACTGTAGCAGTAGCACCCTTTACGTGAGCTGTTCTATCAGCTTCAATTGATGCCATCTCAGCTGTTTCAAATGATTGCACACCCTTCATCATTGTACGTGCTTCTTTAGGCCAATACTTTTCTATAGTTTGCATTGTACCATCATGTGCTTCAAATGGAGTAGTGATTATTTCTTCAATCTCACCTCTATTAAAGACACCTGCTTCTGCAAATTGACCTACTTGCTCAGCTGAATTTCTCCTAGCATTTAGATAAGAACCATCATAACTATCTTTATAGATACTTAAATGATCGACAAAGTAACCTGGTCCTCGTAGTTTAAGGTTTAATTTTAAATCCTCTCCTCTATCTCTTACAGCTTGCTCATTTATAACTTGAGCATTTTTCATGCCTTCTTCAAGTAAATTATTATTTCTTCGCTCCAATATAGGTATAACAAGGTTTCGTTTAAACCTACCATTACTACCACCTATAATATCTCTATGAGCATATAGGTATTGATAAGTTAATTTACCATAGATGTATTTATACTCAGCTTGTGTATTTGCTTGTGCTAAAGTTTTAGTTCCAGATTGACCAAACTCTGTCATATCAACCTTAGTTAAATTAGCAACTTCCTCCATATATACTGGGAAGTTTCTCTGTACATCTAGTGTAGTTTGATTATCATATCTAGTTTTAAAATCAAAAGCCTGTATTTTCTCTTTAACTTCAGGATCATCTGTAGAGTTAGCAATCAGAACTCTAGTTCCTTTATTTATATCTATAGCTTTATCTTTAGCCTGTTCATCTATAACTTCTTGATCAGTACTTTCTGGTACTTTCAAACCTTTCTGATTTAATTCATTAATTAGATTACCAGGGGTTATAGTCTTCTCAAATGCCTTCATCTCAGTATTGAACTTATTCCACGCATTAACATCGCGGCTAAAGTCCCATCCTGATTTAGTTAGTTTAAGTAACTGTTCAGGTATCTTTGCACGTTTTTCGTGCATACTATTGTAATACTCACCTAAGTCTCTAAAGGCTTGCCTAAGTGCTGTATTCTGGTCGTCTATTTGTCGGTTAAGACCTTCCTCTAATTGAGGGCTAACTTCTTGGTAGTTACCTTGAGGTGAACCTGGTGTCGCATAAACTGGTGCAAGTTCTTGTCTACCAAGCTGTTGTAAATATGCTGATGTCATTGTCTAGATCCTTGTAATACGGTTCCCATACTTGGTCGATTTAAAAAGCTATATCCCTGACCAGTATTACCACCAGGGAAAGCAAATGGATTAGAGCCTATATTCGAGAAATCGAAATTAGAAGATCCTGAATTACTAAACATACCTCCGAATCCTCCTCCTTTCTGGAAACTTTGCATACCTGTACCTATACCCATAGCTGTACTAGCTATACTTAATCCAAGTTGAAGACTAGCTATTCTCTGTCCCCACTTATCTTTAGGAGGCATGAAGGTTAGTACTTGACCTGGGTTAGGTGGTAATCCTAATGCAGCTCTATTCTTAGCTCTCCTTACTTGATACCCTCTACCTATTAGGGTTTGAGTACTAGCCATTTGTTCTGTAAATACATGATCTACTTTATTCTCAAGTTCAGCTTGAGCACGTAGTACTTCT